GGTTGTCGGCTAGTACCTTGCGGTACATGGCATAGGCACCGGCCACAGCAGCGCCAGCACCAACGCCGAGGTTAGTCAGCCAATCATTCACCTGACACCTCATCTGCTGGCAATGGTTCGTTGCCCTCGGCGCACCAAGCTAAAAAGGCTTGGTAATCCGTGTTGGCTGGATCAAAGGGGATGAAGGCGTTGTCGGAAAGACGCTGCACAGTGCGTATTTCATTTGTTAGTTGATCTTTTAAAAGTCTATACATTACAACTCCGATGCAACCGTAAATGCTGTTGGGAAAGTGTAGTAAGTTCCAGCAGACAATCCTGACCATTGAGCAGAATAATTGTTTACTGTTTGTGTACCAACCGAAGCAGGCGCCCCAGTTAAGTTTGACGTTGTGTTTGACACCCAAGTTACCGTAGGTGTAGCGCGTTTTGTTACTTTAAAAACAGAAGGAATCGCAAAGAAGCCATCGCTTGTGTATGCACGCATTGAAACATCAATAGTCTCAAAATACCGCTGGCACAACACCAACTCCGTACCAATCGAACGGAAGTCAAAGCTGGTGGCTGTGCTGCCTTTTTCTAGTTGTACGCCGGTGATGTAGAAGGTGGCTCCGTTGGTTCCGACTACGCTGGTTGCGCCGGTTGCGGAGTTAAATTCAGACGCAGACCACGCCCCCGCAGTTCCGCTGGTTGTCGAACCAACTCCCAACCCCCAATGAATACGCAGTCCAATTCCGTTGTTGGTTACCCATGTGCCAGTAGTGTCACCCGCGATTGTTATGACCTTTTGTTCCCAAGTGTTAGCGGAACTGATCGTGTAACTAAACGGATAAGAACGATTGTTGGCTGAGTTTCTAACAACACCACCAAAGGTTCCAGTTAATGAACTGCGAACCCAAAACGACATAGTGATGGTTTGCGCACTTGCAGTGCCCCAAGCAAGGTCAGCAGCATTAAACCCTTCCACGTTTTGCCCAAGTACGAACACGTCGCTAGAAATGATTGAATAAGCGGATAGAGAAGTGATACCAAGATAGTTAGTAAAACCTGCCGGAGGCGTTACCGATCCGGCGTTCTGTTGCGCAGAAAACTTGCTGGCTTGCGAACCGTAAACGAAGAAGCGATCCGTCATAAACGTGTTAGCGGCAGTGTTCGTAATTGTCACACTTGCCCCAGCATTCCGCTGGTCGATCACCATCGCACCGTTGATTAGACGATTTCGAAAGCCAAACCCACCAGTAAAAGGGCTGGTGTTTTGCGTTGAGCCATCATTAAAAGTTAGTCCATCAGTGCCATTTACAATTACTGACATGTAACCCCCTCGGCATAACGCCATTTATATCCAGCACCAGTTTTATTTTTACCTGTGCATACTGTGTGTATGCAAGACCTTGATATACCCAAATCTTTTGCAGCTTCAGCAACAGAAGGGTAAGATTTTTCTATACCGTCAACATCTATTCTAATTACTGGATGAGGTTTTTTACCGCCACCTTCAGGACGTTTGCGACCTTTTAATGCCAAACTAGCCCCAATGTTTTTTTTCCCAAGCATTGGGCTAGGTTTACCCCACATTGGATTTTCAAAGCCTTTCTTACCAACCCAAGGGCGTTTTTGTCCTATTGATGGGCTAGGCTTTCCAAACATTGGGTGAAGTTTTCCAACTGGCGCACCATCAAGCCCATTTTCAGGTATTAAATTTGCCCATTCATGGCTGAATCCAATCTTATTTTCTTTAGAGAATTTTTCTGCTGCCGAAGTACATCTTTCTTTATTGAAATAAACTCCAAGAACTCCAACATTAACGTTGCTGCCGTGTTTTTTTAAATGACGTTTCCAATAAACTCCGCTGCCTTTGTAGTATTTCAAATCAATTAACCTACTTGTTTTGCAAAAATATTTAAGCCCAGTCAAATTGTGAGTTACAACAAGCAATGCAGTTGGGTTAAATCCAGTAGCAGCAGTATTCTGTATGCTTGCGTCGTTAAACGTTACGCCAGCAGTACCATCAATAATTACACTCATGCTGCCTCCAATGCGGCGACTTTCGCCTGTAGTGTTTCAATCATTTGCTGTTGCTCTTGCATCGCCTTAATGAGCATGGGAACGAACACGCTGTATTTAACCGACTTGGTAGTCGTGCCAAGGTCGTTACCTTCTGCATCGCGGTCTGGCGATTCTTCCACCATTCCGGGGAAGATTTGCTCAAGCTCTTGAGCGATCACGCCAAGTTGCTTTTGTTCGCTGCCAATAAAGTTGTAATTGACTACGCGAACTTGATTCAGCTTTTCGAGCTTCGAAGTGGCGTCTACTACGTTCTCTTTCAACTTGATGTCAGAGATCGCGCCATAACTATTGTTAGTGTTAGTGACATTTCCAGAATCTGCTACGCGGAACTTGAACGCCGCTGCACCTGTGTTGTAATACGAAAATGCATAAAACGTATTATTTGTAGTATTTCGTGATATTAAAAGCTCAATACCGTTGCTTGTATAAGATGCGTTTGATGCGACTAGACGCAATATTTGATTATTGTTTGTATTTAGAAACTCACAATAATTTCCGGCTGCGTCGTTATAGTTTCCGTCATTTGCTGTCTTAAAGTACCCGCCGGAGTTGATACGGGCGCGTTCGGAGGCGCTGGTAAAGAATATATGTTCCGAAGCATCGTAGTCCATACGAACAAACGCTGCGCCGCTTCTGTTGTACGCCAAAAGAGCGCCGCCAGTTGTGCCGGAGCGAGTAAACGGATCAATTTCCACACCAGCAGCACCAGAGTTTGATACCGATAGTTTCTTCTGCGGCGAACTCGTACCAATCCCCACATTCTGTGAGGAATCTATCGTCATCGCGGTTACGTTACCGCCTGACTGAAATACTAAATTGCCGCTTGTGTCGGCAGATAGCGAACAACTAACCGTAACGTTTCCAGCAGTAAGAGTTGACATATTTTTTCCTTACAAAATTACCCAACGGCTACCCGTAGGAATGGTTACAGATACACCGCTTGCAATCGTAATTGCCCCGACACTCATGCCGTTTTTGCCGTTAGTGATTGTGTAGTTTGCATTTATGGTCGTGTTGTTTTCATAAATAACACCACCCGCTTCTGCACCACCACCACCGCCACCACCCGCCAAAACCCAACTTGTGCCGTTGTAAATGACAGAGTAAATGCCATTAGCGCGTAACTCAGCACCAGTTAGTGCGCTGCCATCTTCACTAACAATGTTCTTGGCGGTACTAATGTTGGAGCCATTTACTTGGAGCAATAACGTTGTTGCACCAGTGTTGTCATTGGCAGACTGAAACTCCAGCGACAATCCTGTTGTCAGGGTTGTAGTCGTAATGCCGGACGGAAAATTTAAAACAACAGCATTTGCAGTACCAATATCAATGGCAAAGTTATTAGCATTTGCCAAATCATTAATTGAATTAACCAACGACGTAAAGTCAGCATCAAGCTGAGATAACGGTATGGTTGATGTTGCGTTCTGAAATACGTTAGGAACGGCTGATATTGGCTTTGCCATTAGAACCTCACCCTTAATTCATGCTCGACTTCTAAACCATTAATTACAAAATTAGGTGAATTTGAATTAATAGTTATGCCAAGATACTTGCCCCATTGCTGCGCGTCGGTTTTGTACAAACTATAACCAGTCGTTCCCCAACCAATAACAACGCCAGAAGAATTAGACCACCCTACCGTTTGAAGACTATTGTTCTGCCACTCAATCGTAGAAGTCAAAGTGTAAGGCGGACTCTCACGATTCTCATTATCGACAGTTGCGCTTAATGAAACAACACCATTTTTGTTCGTTGCTTCAATACCAATCTTGAGCGCCTGTTTTGTCCTAATAGGATCGCCCATAGACCACAAAGCACTACTAATCTCACTATTAATATTGGCAGTTGCATTGTCATAAAACAGCTTTAAATCAGATCCATCAGTTGCATAAAGTTTAATTTTACCAACCACCGGAACAGAACTTAATAGCTTTAGGGCGTTACCCTGGCTAGTAAAAAACCACTTACGTTCAAAGAACACCGCCTGAAGATAGCGGAACGTGCCGTTATCGTTGTAGCGGATATTAAAGGCCGCGCAAAGAATGTTGTTCAGCAATACCTGACCAGCCGTAACTTTGGCGGTAGTGAAATCAATATTCTCAAAAATGCCATCCAGCGCATCCGACAGCTTGGAAGTTGTCGAACCTACGAGCGCATAAACGCCATACTCGTTCATGAACAA